TTTATGGCATACTACCGTGGAATAGGAGGCGCTGGCGATGCCACCAACGATGCGACAATATCGCAGGTAACACAAGCCCAACTAGATGCAGAGGCAGCACAAATTGCAGCGGCAGCATCAGCTTCGGCGGCTTCAGCTTCTGCAACCAACGCATCTACCAGTGCGACAGCAGCGGCGGCGAGTGCGGTTGAAGCGGCTGGAAGTGTAGCTTCTATAACGGATGAAACCACTCAGTCAGCAGCTAATGCGGCGGCAGCGGCTTCGTCAGCTACGGCGGCAGCGGCTAGTGAGACAGCAGCATCAACATCAGAGGGTAACGCAGCAGCGAGTGAGACAGCGGCGGCAACGTCAGAGACTAACGCGGCTACCTCTGCTTCTACTGCTACGACTCAAGCGACTAACGCGGCTACCAGTGCTTCTACTGCTACGACTCAAGCGACCAATGCGGCTACCTCAGCCTCAGCGGCTTCGTCATCAGCCTCAAGCGCGGCTACGAGTGAAACTAATGCAGGGTTATCAGCTTCTGCTGCTGCTACAAGCGAGACTAACGCAGGAGTTAGTGAGGGTAATGCGGCTACCTCAGCCTCAAGCGCGGCTACCTCGGCAACTAACGCAGGAGACTCTGAGACGGCAGCAGCGGCGTCAGAGAGTGCAGTGGCTACCTCTGCCTCAAATGCCGCTACAAGCGCCTCTAACGCCTCTTCTAGTGCGTCTGCGGCGGCTTCCTCAGCTTCGGCGGCTTCCACCTCTGAGGGTAATGCGGCTTCCTCAGCTTCGGCGGCTTCGACCTCTGAAGGTAACGCAGCTACATCAGCATCAGCGGCTTCGACCTCTGCGACTAATGCGGCTACCTCTGAGGGTAACGCGGCTTCTTCGGCCTCAGCGGCAGCAACCTCGGCAAGTGATGCGGCGACAACGTACAGCACTTTGTTATCAACCCTCTCAACTTACATAACCGAAACAGACACCATTGACGGTGGTTCATTCTAAGGATTTTTATGGCAAATACGATTATTACTAAGAACAGTGCAACCACCACTGCCGTCCCTACAGCGGGTCAATTGGTACAGGGTGAGTTGGCTGTTAACGTCACCGACAAGCGCTTGTTCACTGAGAATAGTGGTGGTACGGTTGTTGAGCTAGGAACAAATCCGTCTTCTGTTACCCTCTCATCAGGCACAGCCAACGGAGTCACCTACCTCAACGGCTCCAAAGTCTTGACCTCCGGCTCGGCGCTGACGTTTGATGGGACGAATTTGGCTTTACCTATCACTGCGTCTTTGAATTTTATAAACACAAATTTTGGCATCGGTACTCCAAACTCTGACGGCCTTCAAATCTATGCAGCAACTGGCGAAACTATAAGATTTGGCTCTCGCTCTTCGGGAACCTTCTCCGAACAAATGCGCCTGACTTCCACAGGTCTGGAAGTTAAAGGTAAGCTCGCTGTTGGTTATTCAGACTTCACTGGGTTGCCAGCTAACGGTGCGGCATTTGCGGGGTCGGTGGGTATTGGCACGAGTTCTCCTGCACAAAAACTTCATTTGAGCGTAACTTCTGGCCCTGTATTTGAACAGATTACATCGGGTTCAAACAATGTTTATTTGGGTTGGGATTCAACTAAGAGCGTTGGCACGTTTCAAGCCAATACTAGTTTGACTTTTACAACAGGTTCATCGTTTACAGAGCGCATGCGCCTCGACTCCTCCGGCAATCTGGGGATTGGCACAGATTCGCCTGCTACTACCATCGACGTGAACGGTGGTGCGACAAACCAAGTTGCAATTTTTAGGTCTTCTGACGCCATTGCCAGCATCGGCTTTGCTGATAACACCACACCGCTGACTGGTAATTTATCGTATGTGACCATTGGAGCTAACGGCTCGTCTATGGTTTTCAATACAAACTTGGCTGAGAAAATGCGCCTCGACTCCTCCGGCAACCTCGGCTTGGGGGTTGCTCCGAGTGCTTCATGGAGTGGAACATACGCAAAAGCTTTTCAACTTGGAAATAAAGGCGCGGCTATCGCTGGCTTCACATCATCGCTGTCGTCGTTGCCATATGTAAACCTTTCTAACAACTCTTACTATGCTTCCGATGCTAACTGGAAATATTACACCGCAAACGGGGCCGCACTTTATCAACAAGCGGAAAAAGAACATCGTTGGCTGATTTCAAGTGGGTCACCTGTGTTAGACGGAACCATTCCCTTTAATCAGGCTATGACGCTTGATGCGAGTGGGCGGCTGGGAATTGGCGAAACAAACCCTGCACAAACTTTGGTTTTGAAAAACACAGCATCTGCGCCATATGTTAGTTTCATTGCGGGTTCATCTTCTGCTATGGGCGTTCTCATGGGAACTGCCGGTAATACCGTAGATGGGCAGTTGCTTTATAGTAACTCAACTCAGACAATGTCATTTGTCACGGCATCAGCAGAACGTGTCCGTATAGACTCCTCCGGCAACTTCACCATTGGCGCTCAAACATCAACACGCCTTGAAGTTAACCTGACAGAAAACGATAAGGTTGAACTGAACGCTGTCGATGGTACAAACACCGCAAGGAACTTAGTCTTTTCTACTGGCGGCTCCGAACGTGCCCGTATAGACGCCAGCGGCCATCTAATTGTTCCCAACGGAATCACATTAGGAACTGCTGTTGGAACATACGCTGATGCTAATACGCTGGATGACTATGAGGAGGGGACTTGGGATTTTGGTCTTGCTGGCGGGACATCAGCGGGAACTTTCAGCGTAGCCGCACGACAGGGTAGTTACGTAAAAGTTGGCAGAACGGTATCAATTTCAGGCTACATTTGGGCGACTTCGTTTACTGGAACAGGTGATTTTTTAATCACGGGACTTCCCTTCGCCGTTGCTAGCGAATCGTTGTTTTCGATTCAAGTTAACACGACTCCTTGGGCTAGTCTGCCATCTGACAGCCAGCACATCGCGGGAATAACCGGAAGTGCCTTTGCAACCAAAGTAGGTATTCGTGCTACTTCTCGTCTCAATGGGGGCACTTCCACCACCGCTCAATGCAGTGGAAGTGGCTCTGTCACTTTCTTACGCATCACAGGAACGTATTACACAAACGATTAACCAATTACCCCAGCTGGACTGTTGGGGCTGACTTTAAAAGGAAAATATCATGGCTTTAGAAAAACAAACAGTAGTAGACAAGATTGAGGTGCTGGAAAACGGATGTGTGCAAGTACGCACAGCAACTCGCATTGTTGAAGATGGCAACGTCATCTCATCAAGCTACCACCGCAACGTTGTTGCTCCCGGTGACGACTACTCAACCCAAGACGCACGGGTACAAGCTATCTGTGCGGCAACCCATACCGCCGAAGTGATTTCGGCATACCAAGCGGCTAACCAAGGAGTTTAAAAATGACTGCAAAATTTTCTATCGTAAATATGGAGCGTGATGCTCAAACAGGCTTTGTATCAACCGTGCATTGGACTTGCTCCGATGTTGATGGTGACTACTCAGGTAGCACCTACGGCTCACTGGGCTTATCTGGTGAACTTGTCACCCCATACGAAAACCTAACCGAAGCAACCGTTATCGGATGGGTCAAGGCATCAATGGGCGAGGAGACAGTGGCGGCGCATGAAGCGGCTGTTGCGGCTCAAATCGCTGATGCCAAAGAGCCAGCGGTGGCTGTCGGCACACCTTGGTAATATAGGTCGCCACTGCCTTTCAGTGGTTTTTAACAGGAGAACATAATGGAAAACAAAAAAACACCCATTACTATCGATGACAAAGAGTATTCATTTGAGGACATGACACCAGAGCAACAGACGCTGGTTAATCATGTAGCCGACTTAGACCGAAAGCTACACAGCGCTAGGTTCAATGTCGATCAACTTCAAGTAGGACGTAACGCTTTCATGTCATTGTTGACGGAGGCACTTAAAGAACCCGAAGAGGAATAAATGGAAGACGTAACACACCGAGAGATTTATGACAGGCTAGTAGCTGTCGAAGAGAAGGTGGATAAGCTTAATACTGAGACGACAGAGGTGGTTAAAGCCTTCTCTGCTGCTCAGGGGGCTTTCACCGTATTAGAGTGGATAGCAAAAGCCGCCAAGCCTCTGTTATGGATTGCTGGTGTTGTTACTGCTTTTTCATTTATGATTGCTGAATATAGGAAATAAGATGATTGCTGAACTCGCTATTGCCAACGCTGCCTTTGGTGTGATTAAAGAAACCATAGCCAACGGTGGGGACATCATGGCAGCGGGTCAGCACATCTTCAAGTTTTTTGATTCTAAGTCAGAGTTAACAAAGAAGGCTAATAAGTCTGGTTCAGACTCAGAGGCTTTCTTTGCTCTTGAACAGATTAAACAACATGAGGCGGCTATCCAAGAGTTGTTCATCTATCAAGGTAGAGCAGGTCTTTGGGATGATTGGTTAAAGTTTCAAGCGGAGGCAAAGCGTAAACGTGATGCTGAGGCTAGAGAGATTGTGTTGGCTCAGATTAAACGTAAAGAGTTGATGTGGGTTTGGATTAACGGGTTCTTAATTACTGCTTCTGTTATAACGGGTGCAGTTATTATAGCTGGTATCATTTGGCTTATTGTAACAAAGGGGACATTATGAGAGAATTACCAAAGCGCAATGAGCGTTCCAAGAAGAATAAGAAGAAGAAGAAATGAAACACTCAGTAGGGAAAGTAATACCAGCCGCCACNTTGACAGAAGTGTTCACAGTCCCTGCTGGTTATAAAGCTGAGGTTAGTACCTTGTTTGCTAGTAACCATCACAGGGAATAACAAAACTATCACCCTATACTGGCAACACGCACATGACATTACCCACAAGATTTACATTGTNTTTGGTTATGTNATCNANTCTAACAACTACTTACAGTTTAGCGATAGTATGGTTATGCAAAGTGGGGACTCAATACAGGTGTTAACAGAGGCAGGGTCAGAGATGAGTGTTATTGCTTCGTTTGACCTATATAAAGAGAATACAGTCCCCTTCATGGCTGATTAAGGATTAAAATGACATACTTACAAATTATCAATGCTGTTCTGCGCCGATTGCGTGAGACAGAGGTAACAGATGTTAACGAGACAGATTACTCCAAGTTGATTGGTGAGTATGTTAACAGTGTTAAAAAAGAGGTTGAGGCTGCTTGGGACTGGAATGCCTTACGCACCACCCTGACTCTTAACACAGAAGATGGGGTATTTAATTACACCTTGTTGGGCAGTGGCTCTCGCTTTCGTGTCTCAGATGTGGTTAACGACACCTCCAACTATATGTTACAACAGAAGGGGGCTGCATGGATGAACCAGCGCTTTCTCACTGTCGATACACAACGTAGCACCCCATCCTTCTACAGCTTTAACGGCGTAGATAGCAACTTGGACAGTGCAGTAGACTTGTACCCCGTCCCTGATGGCGTGTACACCCTGCGGTTTAACGTAACAATACCACAGGATGCCTTAGCTAACAACACCGATACCCTGCAAATTCCCTCTGAGCCTGTTATTCAAGGTACTCTAGCTAGGGCTATTAGTGAGCGTGGTGAAGATGGTGGTCGCCTCAGCAATGACCAATANANCCTCTACCGTAGCGCTATGGCTGATGAGATTGCCATAGAGGCTGGTCGGTTTAGTGATGAAACAGTGTGGTATCCCGTATAATGGCTGCATCACCTTTAACCCCCGTATCACTTGCTGCTCCGGGCTTCTTTGGGTTAAACACTCAGGAGGCATCGGTTAATGTACAGCAGAACTTCGCCCTCATCGCTAACAACGCTGTCATTGACACATATGGTCGGGTAGGTGCTCGTAAGGGCTATACAACCCTTTCTGACGCGGATGCCGCTGACATTATCTATTGTGTCCATGAGCATATTAACAAGGATGGTACAGAGCAAGTTTACTTCGTCGGTGGAAGTCAGATTTACACGATGGCGACAGATGGCACTACTGCTAGTGACCACACCATTGCTTCGCCACCTGCTGATTCAAACTGGCAACCCTTGAGCTTTAACGGGAATATGTATTTATTCCACGAGGGTAAAGATGCCCTTGTTAATGACATTGTAGGTGCAACAGGCTGGAATACCCTCTCCTCCTTCTCCGCTATGCCCACAGGGGTAACACAGGCAGGGGTTGGTTTGAGTGCCTACGGTCGCATCTGGATGGCTAGAACCAACCTGAATAAGACAACAGTTTACTGGAGTGATACCCTTATAGGCACTTCATTCAATACAGGTACAGCAGGTTCTATTGACTTAGAAAATGTATTTACCAACGGCACGGATGAGATAACACATTTAGCTGCTTTTAATGGCTTCTTGGTTATCTTCTGTAAAAAGAGTGTTATAATATATAAAGGTGCTCAAGAACCTGCTACAATGGCAGTAGAAGATATTATCGATGGTGTTGGCTGTATCGCTAGAGATACCGTACAGGACATTGGTTCTGACATCCTCTTCCTCTCAGACTCTGGCTTGCGTAGTTTAGGTCGTATCATTCAGGAGAAGAGTGCTCCAATGCGTGACTTGTCTCGTAACGTAAGAGATCAGTTACTTTCTGAGGTGAGTACAGAAAATGGGATTATCAAGAGTACGTACTACGAGAAGGACGCTTTTTACCTCCTCACCGTCCCATCCCTACAGAAGGTTTGGTGTTTTGATATTAGATCAGCGCTTGAGGATGGGTCATTTAGGGTTACTACTTGGACATCCCCTAACCTAAGCTCATTCTGTGTTACTCGCTCACGTAAGTTGTTAATTGGAACCTCCTTACGGGTTAGTGAATTTGGTGGGTATACTGACAATGGTAACTCCTACACAATGTCCTACTATACCACATACCTCGATGCTGGAGCACCTTCTAATCTAAAAATGCTAAAGGATGCCTCCTTCCTCTTTGTCGGTGGAAGTGGGGAAACATTCTCAGTTAAGTGGGATGTAGATTACGGAAGTAACTATGCCTCTAAGGTGTTTAGTTTCCCTACAAGTGACACTGGTAAGTTTGGTGTAGATGAGTATACGGTGGCTGAGTACTCGGTAGGCGCTATCATTAACAGGAAGGGAATAACACTATCTAAGACGGGTAGGGTGTTCCAACTAGGTGTGGAGGTTGTTGTTAACGGCAGTCCTCTCTCTATTCAACAGATAGATATTTTTGTAAAAGGTGGGAGAACTGTATGAGTTCATATACGAAGACAACTAACTTTACCGCTAAGGATACCCTCCCTAGTGGTGCAGATGCCAAGAAGGTACGAGGGGCTGAGTTTGACGTGGAGTTTAACGCACTAGCTACGGCAGTTAATAGTAAGGCTAACATTGCTTCGCCTACATTTACAGGCACGGTTACCCTCCCTACTGTTGATGGTGCAACGATTAGCGGAGGTACTTACTGATGGCTATAAATATTCCTTACAACGGACAAATACCAGCTAATGTTGGGCCTGTAGCTTTCGGGGGTAACCAAGCAGTTACTGTCCCTCCAGCAGGAACTACAATTCCAAATACCACCAACCCCACTGGACAAACAGGATCAAACCTTCCTAGTTGGCTAACTCCACCGGGCGTTAATGATATTGTTACGCAGGCGTTCACTACTTACACTAATCCTATCACAGGGGAAACATACGAAGCGCCCACAGGTGGATATACTGTTAATGCTCAAACTCCTCAACCAGACACGGGTTTCAGCTTCACCCCTACTCCTATCGGCGCATCAGGCTCTTACGACACCTCTGACTACCTTAGTCTTCTTGGTGGGGCTTACACAGGGGGTTTAGCGGGGGCAGCCGCTGGTGTTGGTGTTAATGAAGCTGTAGGTCGGTTGCAAGCGCTAGGTGAAGCGGGAGTAACAGATTATGCCAACCTAGCTAAGACAGCGACAGAGGGTATCAACTTTACCCCCTACACACTAACAAGTTCTGTAGGTACAACACAGCAAACAGCACCGGGTGTTATCTCTCAGCAGTTAACCCCACAACAACAAGCTAACGTCAATGCTGCTCAACAGCAACAGGCATCTCTGTACGGCGCTGCTGTCCCTGATACCTCTGGCATCTCTAACCAAGCTTTCAATAGCGCTGGTGGTTATTTGAACCCACAAGGCAACGCTCAAATGCAGCAGTTGTCTGGTATGTTTGGTAACATGGCTCAACAAGCTGGTGCGGCTTACGGTGCTCCTACAGGACTAGAGGACACTACTGCTCAGGCGTTACGAGGTGCTTCCACTGGCTTAAATCAGATTGGTACAGGCTTAGGGGCTATTAACCAATATGGCGCACAGGCGCTGGCACAAGGTACTCAGGGGTTGGGACAGATTGGCGCTGGTATGGGTGACCTAGCT